CTGGCTCGTTTCTCCGCTCACCCAAGGGCAGCGGTTTGAATCCGGTAAGGCGAAAGCCAACGTAAAAACGAGTTAATCGGCCAGGCACTCGTAAATCTCTTTGAGATTTGCGAGGGCTGAGTAGTGGTGTCTCATGCGAAAACCACCTCCTCTTAAAGAGCATAGAGGAGAAACGCGCGAACTTCCGGCAGTTGTATTAGCTGTCCGTGTGGTTAAGCGCCGAGCACAGCGAGGTGCAACACGGCAACAATCCCTGGCAGAGTCGGGGAGGGCCACACCATCTAAGTGCTGAGCGCGGACTCCATCGACAGTGATGGCAGCCAAGGAACTACCGTTTAAGGAGGTCGTAGTATTACCGGAGGTCATTTCGTTAGGCTAGGCAGCCGAAGCAATGTGTGACCAATTGGACGACCTCGCCTACGCCACGCCCTTAATTATCGCGTAAGGATCGACTCACCCTTGCGTTTAACAACTTAGAGTTCCTAACAAACACCAAAAACGTACCAAGAAGCCTAAGCGCTCCCCACGTAAGAAGGCCGCCAGTAAGAGGCGCCCTGCACGCAGCACAGCCGCCCCTGCAGCCTATTCTAGGCGATCAATCGCGCGGCCCAACGAAGGCAAGTCACTTAACTTTAATGGAGAAGTCTTCGTCGGACAACTTGAATCTACAAGCTCAGACTTTGAGCTGACTAGTTTCAACGTTAACCCAGGTCTTAGCTCTTTCGCCCCCTGGTTGGCGGGTGTGGCCAAGAATTTTCAGTTCTTTGTTCTGAACGGTCTTACACTCACTTACCGCCCGCGAGTGGCTACTCAACACTCGGGCGCCGTCTACATGGCTTTTGAACCTAACGTGGACGATGCCCTCCCGAGCTCGTTGGAAGAGTTTAACCAAATCGACGGAGCCAAGTCAATGTCTATCTGGGATAAAGGTCTCTCGCTACACGTGTCGCGCAAGGATTTGATGCAAGGCATGAGCAGGCGCTTCATCCGTAGCGACAGCCAGGACGTCAGTGATCTCGACAAGTATGATGCCGGCCGCTTACTGTATGGTAGTAGTGGCTACGTAGGCGTCCTAGGAGAGATCTGGTTAAAACTGTCATTAGTCTGCACAGTCCCACAGCCGCTTTTAGCGACCATCCCTCAAAATAAGAATAATGTGTCGCATTACCGCAATGTTGAAGGCATCCCGGTGACCGGACCGTCTCCTAATTACACTCCTCTGAAGTTTGAAGAGAAGTTGCAAGGGGAAGCGGAGGGCTTGATTAGCAATACCCTAGGCAAGTGGGCCGAGACTGCTGACGACATATCAATCCTAAAAGTCAAGGAGGATGTCAGAGCCGAAGCTACAGTGGAAGTGCCCGTTGAAGTGCAATCGACCGGCGACACTCAATTCTATCTAGACGCTTGGCTTTCACCCGAGTCCGGTTTCCCTCAATTGATTCAGACCTTGTTGTTTGAGCAAACCACAGTAGACCCCGAGAAGTCCGCGGGCTTCATGTCCGTAGCCATACCTTTGGCGCTCTTGGCTGGCCAGACTTTCGGCTTCACCCTGCGGTCTACCGCAGGCTCCTTCACAACACAGAACTACAGTATGCGCTTGCTTTTGGCTGTAGCCAGACTTGTCGCAAAAAGCAAGACCAAATTCACCTCTCTCACCGCCACCCCCATGGCGACTGTAGCGCGATCTCGTGGCTTACCCTGGCCCCCTTACGGGGAGGATAAGTCCCCACGAGCGGCCTCGGCTCCCGCCCTTTCTAAAGACGATAGTAAAGTGTCCACCAAGATTCGTCAACTGCAAAGGGAGCTGGGCTCTCCACCACCTCTCAGCCGCAAGTAGGTGCGGCTGTCTAATGGCGCTCACGCCCCTTACCAATAGCGTGATGGGAAGTCGGAGTTGTTTGTCATCAACCGAGACGATACCCACGGGTGGCTCCACCCGTTATCTCCTACTCCTTTCTCCTTCCTTCACCTCCGCGGATTCCCTTACTGACAAAGAGGGAAATCTGCGAAAAAATTCATGGTGACAGCCCAACCATGTCTTAAGAGGCATTAGCAGTGTCGGCGCAGCCTGCTTCTGAGATCACTTGCGCACTTGGTTCCGGTCGACCTAACCGGATTATTATTATATGTCGAAATCTAATAAGCCCACATCCCCGGGACGAGATGTCCTAGTCGCGAGTGACGACTTAAAAGCACTCAGTCTTATTTCTAACTCTTATACTCCAGTTAAGAACAAGGAAGGAGGCCATGATCTCAAGGCCCATTCCAAAGAGCACACAGACATGTTGAAGAGGTACAACATCTGTGGAACATGCGCGCCAGACGCATACAAAAAGATCTGGCGGAGAATCATCCGGGACGTGGACGAATTAAGTTCCTGGTTTGATCTACCGAAGAGCGTGCGCCCACGCTATTGCCCCCACAGCAGTATGGGGGCCGCTAGGGATGTCTGGAAGTTGAAGAAGGACGACTCACCCGACTCCAAGCGCAAGGAGAGTATGAAGGACTCGCGAGACCTTCGGCGCCCAAAAACCCGCAAGAAGCAAAAGCACAAACGAGGTGGTCGGCATACTAAGTTTGACTCCACGAAGGGTTACCCTGGTGAGGGCCCGGGACAGAACAAGCCATCGGAGAGAAAGCGAATCGATCTCGTGTTGTGTCCACCTTCCAGAGAGCCCTGCATGACCACTCACCGTCATCAGACGTTGGCTAGTAAGAACCCAAAGAAAAGTGGTGCAGAGAAGGTGAAGGGCGCCCTGCGTCGCTTAGCGGCCAAGAAGAGTTATTTGTGCAGATTTACAGGAGGATCGTGCCCGCAGTTCAGGTACATGCATGCCACGCATTACCACTCAGGGGACGCATCCGATTTGTCATACAAGGCTACTTGCGCTAGATTACTCCGGGAAGACGACACAAAGAAACAGAAGGCTGATGCTGCCATGGAAGAGTTGTGTCGTGGTCCACCAGAGGTGAAGTTCATCCGGCGGGCCCCGGAAGTCGACGAGGTGCCGGACCTCCCAGAACCCGTACGGGAAGAGAAGGAACGCGAAGTAAAGGTTCGCAGCGTAGAAAGATTCACCGGCTTTGCCGAGAACGCTGCAACCTACGGGAGTTTCTCCAGCGGTTATTGGCCATCAGACCCACGCCCTTTGCGCCGACAAGCGCCTCCTGAACGTAAACAACCGCCTGTACCCCGACAACCACCACCAGCACCAGCACCCCGACCGCGTAGATTGCCACCGCCTCTGCCAGCGGTTCTACCTCGCAGAGAGCCGCCACGCGTGCCCGAGGTCCAGCGGGGACCACCTGGACCACCCTTGCCACCGCCGCGCCCTATGCGCAGACTGCGCATCCCTACGCCACCTCCCGCAGATGTTCTCCCCGCAGTGGATGACTCCGCGCCCCCGTCTCCACCGCCTCCTGCCGACCCCGAATCGCCCCCACCTGCAGACGATCCTCCAGTGCCACCAGCACCTGAAGAGCCCCCGGCGCCACCACTCCCGCTTGTACCCGCCGCTGACCCGCCGATGAATTGGGACAGATGGGCTAAGGATCTTGCGTGGAGAGAGGTAGCACATCTCCCTCACGACACCCTTCTAGTGAACATCAACCATCCAGGCTTGAAGTGGACGTACAATTACAAGTTCGCGAATGTGTACACCACCTCTACCAAGGTGGAGGAGCAAACGAGAAGGAGTCTGTGGGCACGCTTAAGGGAAATTGGTCGAATGGGGTTTGAGGTTAAATCACATGCGTCATCCGTCGGCCCCGAACTTCTCACTGCACAGCCATTAGTCACCACAGAACGCGACTTCACCGCGTTCTTCAAGGTGAAACAGGTTAGCAAGAGAAGAGGGAATCGAGGACGAAGGTATGAGGGTTTCAGCGATCTCAGACTCAAGTTGAATTGGACAGGAGTTGAATACGTCAAAGTGGACGTCGAATTGTTATCGTACCTTGAACAGAGTTGTGCTATGAATTATGCATATCTCAACCAAGACAGCACCATCAACTCAGCCGTACAGCGTCTGCTCGCGCCCATCATGGCTACAGGAGACCCGCGTAGTCCCGTAGTCCAAGCTTGGTTCATTCATGCTGGCCGCAAAGATGCGTACCGTGACTGGGTGAGGACGCAGGAGGGGCTTCATTCCGGTTGGATGCGAGGGCGGCGCGAGATGAAAGGGGATGTTGTGTTTATCAACACATTCCGGCACTTCGCCTGCGAGCGAATGATTGCTGCCTACCGGCTGGCGAGCATGGCACCGGCGAAGAATGTGCCGAGTTTTCAGGAGGGCCACTAACTTACGGTTCCAGTTATGTTGGCCTGTACCGCGTTGGGACCGTTTGCGACACCATTCTACCAGGTGAGTTTGTGGACTCCGGACGATTCACTATCTTAGAAGGTGCTGAGTACCTCGGGAAGGATGGCATGATTCACTTCCCCGGCGAAGAAGACGATTTAGACGCGGAACTTCTGTCTGTGCCAGAACAGATGGCGTACAACCATAGGAAGGATGGGAGTTATCGGACACACGCTGGTCCATCCGTGGCCTTTCCAGCCCGCATAATTGCTGCGAACGACAGGAACCTGTCGATAGCTATAGCCACACGGTTATGTGCAGTGCGTTGGCCATGGACAGCTGACCCTGAAGGTGTGGTTACCGTTGACTCCAAGCACCTGTGGTATAAGGCCAGGCAGAAGAAAGCAATAGCTGGAGAAATCGGCCTGGTCAGGGAGTACCTGGTCGACATCTTCGCCAGAATACCCTACCTCGAAGCCTATAGCGCGGCCGAGGAAAGGAAGAATGACCCACACCCCAAGAAAGTGCTCCGGATAGGCGCCCTTCAGGACATGTATGAAGACGCGTCTCATCAGGAGGAAGTGTGGTTAAAGACCGTGCTACAGAAAGCCAAGAAGTTGGAGTGGGCCAAATTCTTGAAGCACATGCGAACCATAGGGGATTTGGGTGTGAAAGCGTCCTTGCAAGGATCCGTGGTCACAGAGAGCTTGAAAAACGCGATGTATGAAAACCCCTTCCTAGTGGAGGGAGGGGAGGTACGTTTCGTAAAGACGAGCACTTATGACAACATGCACAAATTGTTCAATGACATGCACAGTGGGAGTACACCACTGTTCGCCTATTTCTCGGACGACTCTACTTATTCGTGTGGAGCAGGGCTGGAGAGAGTATGGTTTGACATCGATATAAGCAAGTGTGACACTAGTCACACCGGGCCGCTATTTGACCTTTTGGTCGAAACAGCCGGTCCCAGCGAACCGTTAGTCAACCGCCTCGTCAGACAGCTATGTAAGCCTTTCAGGATTATGAGCGCCGACAAGAAGCATCGCGTGCTATTGAAACACGTCGAGGCCATCCTGGCATCCGGGAGCACCTTGACAACCCTTATTAATAATGTCGCTAACATCCTAATAGGGTATGCGCTTATCAGAGACCACGCTTCTGATGAGGCCAGTATATTGGCCAGCGCACAGAGCGTCGGATACCACGTGACTGTTTCAAGTCACTGTAGGTTTGAGGAGGTCACGTTTCTCAAGAAATTTCCGGCGTTGGACGTGGACGGCGAATGGCAGCCTTTTCCTTGTGTTGGAACTCTCTTCCGCACCCTCGGGTATTGTAAAGGGGATTACCCGGGTAGAGGTCCAATCGAGGAACGAGCTCGTCAGTTCGATGCCGCCGTTATAAATGGCATGTTCTACAACCTATCTGCTCCTTTCCTATCCTTACTCAGGGCTAGGTACGGAGACTACGATTCTAAGATCTATGATAAGGTGGTGGACAAGCTGCTAGCTTTCAAGAAGCTAGAAGCTAAGACGGAACATCGCTTCACGGATGAGGCTATATTCCGCCGGTACGCGGAACCGGAGGAAGGTTTCTTTGGGAGGTTGACTGCTTTGGGATTTGGTGAAGCTATCCGTGAGAAATTCACGGACTGTGTCATGTTGAAAGACTATGACATTGATCCCACCGTCAGTTGAACTTGTAGAGACCACTCGTAACCACTCACTTACTGCTCAGATTCCGTCAGAGCTGG